CAGTGAGCTGAGTGGCGTTCACCAACCGAGCAGTCAAGAACCTAGTCAAGAGCTGCAAGGGCATACAGGACATACGGGTACAGCAGCTTGCGCTACAGAACTGCCGCACTATCCACAAGACCCTCAAGTTCGCGCCAGTGTACTATGACTATGTGAGCGCAAGCGGCACAGTGGAGCGCACCATGCGCTTCGAGCCCACGTACACAGCTCTCACACCAATCACCACGCTGGAGCTAGTGGTAGTGGATGAGGCCAGTATGGTAGACCTCCCGCTGTGGAAGAAGCTGCTGGAGGCCACACCGAACGCACACTACATATTCATCGGCGACCTCAACCAGCTCAAGCCAGTGTTCGGGCTGAGCGTGCTAGGGTACAAGCTGCTGGAGCTACCAGTTGTGGAGCTAACACAGGTGTACCGCCAAGCACTGGAGAGCCCAATCCTCAGCTTCCAGCACAAGTACAGCCTCAAGGGCATACCACCCAGTGATGCCAGCTTACAGGCAATCACAGAGAGCAGCGGTGGCAAGCTAGTGTTCCAGCCCCTGAGCAAGATGCGCCCTGCACCTGAGCAGTCCCGTGTGCTAGCCAAAGCCATGCACAAGCACTACCTAGAGGGCACATACAAGCCGCACCAAGATGTTATCCTCCTGCCACATGGCAAGGACGGTACATTCGGCAGCACGCTAGTGAACCAGTGGGTAGCACAGTGGATGGGAGAGGAACGGCAAGCTGTAGTGCACGAGATACTGTGCGGTATGGGCAAGCAGTACCTAGCAGTGGGGGACTTTGTGGTGCACAACAAGGAGGAGTACTTTGTGGAGAGCATAAGCAGCAACCGCGCTTACGCAGGGAAAGCTCCACAGGAAGCCAGCCCAGACCTCATGCGCTCAGGGTACTACAAGAGCAAGCCCAGCACACAGCCTGTGGAGCTGGATGACTTTGATGCCCTACTGGAGCTAGCTTTCGAGGAGGACGGCAGCGAGCGCAAGCTGGCAGCCAGCCACATAGTTACCCTTGTGCTAGCACAGGGCACAGACAGCTTAGACTCAGCAATGAAGGAAGCCACAGCGGAGGATGTTGTGAGCCTCACCACCAAAGGGCAGCTGAACGAGCTGGCCTTCGGGTATGCACTCACAGTGCACAAGTCGCAGGGCAGTGAGTGGCGGAAGGTATTCTTCGCAGCTACAGCGCACCATGTGAGCCAGCTCAACAGGGAGCTAGTGTACACAGCCATGACCCGCGCACGGGAGGAGCTACACGTGTACTACAGCCCAAGCGACACGGCAAGCGGTGTAAGCAACACAATCGCCAAGGCTATCATGCGCCCCAGCATAGCTGGCAAGAACTGGCGCGAGAAGTGCAGGCACTTTGCAGACCGTGTGGATGAGTACCAAGCCTTCATGGCGGAGCCTACACAGTACGGCACATAGCCCCCTGTGGGGAACAGAAGCCCCGAGGCCGCGAAGCGCCTCACGATAGAAACCCTCTGTTCCCTGCAACCACAACACTTTCCAGAGTACACAACAATGAAATCAAGCCCATGCTACACTACAGTGCAGCTGCAAACAGTAGCACAGAACCCGTGCGGTATAGACCAGCCACACAAGCTGCACACAGCAACACCGCAGCAAGCACAGCAGCACATAGAGCAAGTGCTTGCACAGTACCCTTGGCTGCGCAGCAAAGCAGCAAGCATACTCCAGCAAATGGAGCTCAAAGCTTGTATGCTATACTTGCCAGACCTTACAGACCCAAGGGAGCACAGTGCAAAGTGGTACAGTGTGCAGCTCATGCGAGCGTACCTGACACAGCCACAGCACACAGGCTGTGCGCCAGCGGATAGAGCAGCTGTACGAGGTCATGCTGTAACCCCTGCACCGCAAGGTATTGACAGTTGCCAGCCCGTATGCTAAGGTGTACGGGTTACTTAGCCATATTCCATCCTCCACAAACTACCCCACAGAGGGTCACACCATGTCCAAGCCACTCGCCCTGCCTACAGGGTACACAGCAAGCAGCCAAGCAGAACGCATCTATCTCGGCAAGCTCACAGCCTGCTACACAGGAGTGCTAGCACAGCACGCTGGGCACCGCATACCCACCGCAGTAGAAGCGCAGCGGATAGCCCTGCTGGTTGCAGTAGCAGAGAGCTTCCCATTCAAGACCCGCTTCTTGCAAGTAAGCCCTACAGTGCCAGACACACTGTTTGAGCCAGTCCCTGACGAACTCAGCCCGTACAAGTGGCTGTGCCTGCTGGTAGCCACAAGCACCATGCACAGCAGCAAGACAGACCTAGGCAGCGCAGCACGCAAGGCGGAACGCTTGCTGGAGCGCGCCCATGAGTCCTGAGGAGCGGGTGCTCCGCTTGCACTACATGGCGTTCCTTGCACTGAGCTGCCCACTGAGCCTGTTCAAGGCTGGCACACCATACCAGACAGCATGGCTAGTGCCCAGCCTCACGCTCACTTACAGTGGCGCAGCCCAGCCCCGCAGCTACCACCTCAGCCCTGAGTTCTGCCGCTGTATCACGTGCGGCACAGTGCACAGGAACACACTTGGCCAGCCCAGCCCAATACTGGCTGCTTGCGGGAACTGTGAGCTACAGCAGTATAGCGCAAACTACTGGTTAGTGCAGACCCAACTCACCTGTGCTGGCTGGCCACACCTTACCCGCGAGGATATGCTCGCATACAATCAGCTGTGCAGGAAGCTACCTGCTACAGCCCACCTACGGAGTACAACATGAGCACCACAACACTACGCACGCTTCTTAATGAAGCCATCCTAGCAGCAGAAGGCACAGTCCAGCCAGTGCTGTACTACAGAGGCTACCATGAAATAGAGGACACACCGTGGCTGCTAGACCAACCACTGGCTGAGGGCTGGGGACTTGACTGCCCTAGCTTCATCGCGTACACAGCCAACAACGTGTACTACCAACGCGGCCATGACGGCTACTGCACGATTGGCTGCCAGTCCCTTGCCCTACCAACTGAGGGGAACATGCTATGAGCCGCACACCACACAAGCCGAACCAGTTCCAAGCGGCACACCTAAAACAAGCAGAGCTGCTGGAGCTACCTGCACACAACTGCGCTCCTGAGGAGCTGTGCCAGCAAGTAGTGTTCATGCTGGAAATGGTGCTCACACAGCACAAGCTGGACAAGGGCTGGAGCACGCTGCACCAGTGCGCTGCAATCAACCACCTCACAGTCATGCGGGCTCACCTGCCGCAAGGTACAGCCTTAGATGAAGTAGCCTACTTTCAGGCTGCACTGGACTACGCCAGTCGCTTCGGGATACACGCTCAGTGGCAATAGGGCATGACCTGAAGGGTAGGGTTCACCTGTTAGAGCAGCTGGAGCAAGTCAATGCTGTAGTGGCCAGCTTCCCAAAGAGTGCGCTACAGGATGCAGGAATGGCCAGTGCAGAGGCTATGGTGCTAGTGGAAGCCTACACCAGTGCAGCCAGTGCACGTGTGCTAGGCATAGATGCAGCAGAGATTTGGCCAGTACCCAAGTATATGTGGCAGAACCTGCGCGGACTCAAGGAGTGGACACTATGACAGCACAAGGCCAGCAGTGGGAGCAAGAGGATGATGGCCTAGGCCTCATGAGCAGCGAGCAGCGCAACGTGAGCAAGTACGTACCCATGTACGATGCGTGCAAGCAAGGCCACCGCATACTGGTAGAGGGTGTGCCAGCCAAGCTCCTCACCAACAAGATGCACCAGCTCAGCACACGCTACCGTAGAGAAGCTGGGCAATACGGCATGGACTACCCAGCAGTACAGGTACACACACTGACAACAGCAAAAGGTGTGGAGCTGTGGTTCACAGAGCCAGCAGCTTCCAAACCCTGCTTCACCATACTACCCCCAAGCGGAGGCACACCATGAGCCCAAAGCTGAATGACCCAGCAAGCAAGCAGCATACTGTTCGCCTAAATGACCCAGCAAGCAATGACTTGCGCCCTCTGCCCCGTGAGCAGAAGAACAGCATGCACTATGAGGAACTATGGCGCACAGTCAAGCTGGCTGGCACTACAGGAGACAGCATCACGGTGCACTGTCCAGCTGAGAAGTGCTTGCGTATTAAGCGTGGAGTACAGAAGCGCAAGGTAAAGGACACACCTTACAACCACAACTACCCAGCCGCTACCCTGCGGTGCACCTACATACAGGATGAGGAAGGTGCAGACTGCGGAGTACAGTTCACCCTATTCCATCCCATACAGCTCTAGTCCCCACTACATAGGATGCTTACCATGAACCATGAACACTTCAACCTCACAGTGCTTGCCCTTGCTGTGGCAGCTTACTGGATACACTGGCACAGCAGCTTCGAGCAGCGTGCAATGTACAGCTACAAGCATAAGCAGCACCTCACGGAAGTTGCAGCCATGCCTGCACACCTGCGAGTTGCGTACTTCATCATTGCTCCAGTGGGTGTACCGCTGGCAGCCATCATCCACTTACTGAGAGGTCTTGCACCATGAGCCACCCACTAGCAACACACCCACCAGCAAAGAGGAGCTGCTTGCACGGCTCCGTGCGCAACGGGAGCGGAACGCAGGGGGAACGCAGCCCCCAGCTCCAGTGCCCCCCGCTCCAGCCCAGCCTGACGCACCTGAGAGCAGCCCTGTAGCCCTTGCCATGCTAGCTAAGAAGGCAGCAGCCCTGAAGGCAGCAGCAGAAGCACAAGCAGAAGCCGAACGGATTGCTAACCTGCCTCCACCGAAAGCACCTGAGCTGGCCTGCAAGGACGAGCTGCGGGAACGCTGCCCTGAGCTAGCTGCTGCTTGCCAGTCACTGGCCACAGCCCTGCTCCAGCAAGAGCCACAACTGGGCAGTTTCCTAGCGGACATTCATGAGCACCTGCGAGCTGAGCCAGAGCTCATGCACATCCTCACAGATGAGCAGATTGCAGCCACATACAAGGGCTTCATTGCACAGAGCGGCAAGCAGATTATTGCTGGCAAGCCCAAGAGTGCAGCCGCAGCCAAGAAAGCAATAGCCATGAAGGAGGCAGAAGATGACGGGCTCTAGCACAGGCGTACGCGCCAGCGGGTACAACCCGCACCCTGATTGGGATGCACCGTGGGCAGAGGTAGGGCTTCCACCAGCTGGTGCACCTAAGCCACCCAAGCGGCTTGGCTATGTAGCACAGGAGGGTGTCATAGCCCTCAGCTATAGCCGCCTGAACACGCTGTATTCCTGTCCCCGTAAGTTCCAGCTCAGTGAACTCATGGGTCGCAAGAGCTTCAGCCCAACCATGCACACAGCCTTCGGGCACGCATACGGTGCAGGAGTGCAGACCTTCCTGCAGTACGCACCTAGCCCTCCATTCGAGGCTAACTATGATATTGACCCACACAAGGAGGAGGAATATGCTGTAGCGCTGGAGCGTGCAGAGCAGCGGGCGGTGGTGGCAGCTGTGGCGGCATGGGATATGTACCAGCTAGACCCTGAGGCCACAACAGCAAGCATGGCTAAGAAGTCCATATGGGAAGCCATCCATGCGGTGCGCACGTTCTGTGCACAGGAAGCACCTGCCCTACTAGAGGAGTGGGAGCTGGCGTACCTGCCTCCTACACCAGAGCACCCGCAGGGTAAGCCTATGATAGAACTTATGTTCTACATACAGGCTGGGAGGTACAGCTATCAGGGGCACATAGACATTGTGCTCCGCAATCGGCACACACGTGAGCTGTGCGTGTTCGAGATTAAGACTGGCAGCAAGCCAGCAAGCCAAGCGGACTGGGCTAACAGCAGCCAAACGCTAGGGTACAATGTGGTGCTGCAAGCACTTGGGCTTACTGAGCTTACCCAGCCTGCGTACTATGTGAAGTACCTGTGCTATGATGCAAGCGGGCGCACCATGCAAATCATGGAGTTCACCAAGAGCCCTGCCGAGCGTGTGGAGTGGATAGCTTCCATCCTCATGGACATGGCACAGATGGATATGTACGCCGAGCACGGCATATGGCCTAAGCGAGGAGGTAGCTGCATGGACTGGTTCAGACCGTGTGAGCACTTCATGACCTGTGACCTCAGCACAGCAAGCCTTGCACCACCTGAGCACGGAAGCTATGAGAGCATGGGCTTGGATGAGGTGGACTTGGTGCTTACACTGGAGCAGTTGCTTGCCCTGCAGGAATAGCTGCACACAGGGTACACATGAATGTGTTGACCCTTTCCCTTTTCTGTGCAATACTGGGCGCTCAAGAACGGTACTACACCTTACAACATAACTTACAGTGAGCATACAACATGAACCTTATACCCATAGCCTTCGAGCTTACAGACCATCTTGACCTTGACGTACAGTGTCCCATCCTAGCAGCCACACAGGAGCTAGGGCTACCAGTCACCACTGTGGGCTACCTGCGCCAAGATGTGCGCACAGTCAGCGACCCAACCAAGATAAAGGGCATGAGCGGCTCTTGCTACACGCAAGAAGGTTGGCTTTCGCGAGGTACGAACCACCGCCTAGTTCCAGCCAAGCAAGGCCACGCAGGTGGCCGCAAGGTACTTGAAGGCGAAATGTGGATTTCCCGCGACATGGAGGAGCAGACATACTTCTTAGTACACGTCACACCCGAGCAGCTCTTGCAGCTCTTGGAGGCAACACGAGGCATAGCTGGCAAGCTAGTTGCAAGCAGCTTCCGCTACAGCGATGAGCCAATCTTAACCCTGCAAGTAGGAGGCTAGACCTTGCTAGACCTTATATTACCACAAGCCATAGGCTTCATACTAGCAGTACCTTTTATATACTTGATGGCGAGGGCAGCATGAAACTATCCCAAATGAAGGCAACTGAGCTGCCACAGAGCGTGTTCCTGTACGGTGCAGCTAAGACTGGCAAGACATACCTTGCTGGCCAGCTTGCAGAGCAGGGCTACAACCTGTTTTGGATTGACTTAGAGAAGGGTATCCGCACCCTGCAGAACTCTCTCAGCCCCGAAGCACAGGAGCGCATCACTTACCTTGCGCTGCCTGATACTCCGCTCAACCCTGTAGCGGTGGCTACAATCGGCAAGCTGTTCGCAGCCCGCACCCCGCTGCAAATCTGCCATGAGCACGGCAAGGTAGCGTGCACAGTTAAGGAGTGCAAGCAGCCTGAAGCGTTCACAGTGTTCGACCCTAGCAAGCTGGACAGTACTTGGGTAGTGGTGATTGACTCCATGACCCAGCTCAGTGACAGTGCAGGCTTCCATGCCAGCCAAGCCATGCAAGCTACCCTGATTGACAAGGCAGCCAAGATGGGCTTCGACGAGTACGGCTACCAAGGTATGCTCCTCAAGAGCATCCTGTCCAATATGCAGCAAGCCAACTTCCACCGCCTGTTCATTGGGCACGAGGACATTGTGGAGCAAACGGACGGCAAGGACACCATCTTCCCTGTGTGCGGTACGAGAGCCTTCTCCAGACAAGCAGCTCGGTACTTCGACCATGTTGCGTACTTGTTCCGCCAGAACGGTGCACACAAGGCAGCAAGCTCCACCAGCTACCGCGCAAACATCATGACTGGTAGCCGCTCGGCAGTCAGCTTGGAGACAGGTGCACAGCTCAGTGACCTGCTGCGCGGTACAGGTACGGTGGCTGCTAAGGAAGCTGTGCCAGCAGGGGCAGCTATGACAGCAGCACAGAAGCTAGCACAGAAGATGAAAGCCAATGCTAGTGCAGTACCCACCACAGGTGACAAGCCAGCTAGCTAGAACCCTCCTACAGTGCCTGCCTTGCAAGCCACCTTATAGGTGTGCCTGCCTTGCGGGTGCTGTGTGGGTGTCTCTACCCTAGAGCATCCTCGCATCTTACATATAGTAACGTGCACCTTAACCCGTACATATCGTACACAGCATAGAGAGAATCATATCATGGCACCTAAAACTACCTTGACTCCAGAAGAAAAGCTACAACAATTCAACGCCCTGTTAGAAGGCAACTGGGATGACGTGGAAACCTTACCTGAGTTTTCCTTGTGGCCTGTAGGCACATACCTTGTACGCTTCACCAAAGGCGTGCTTGACCGTGAGAAGGGCAGCGTCAACCTCAGCGCAGAACTGGTCTCCGTGATGGAGCTTGCCAATCCAGCAGCAGATGCAGGCAAAGAGCCAGCGGAAGGTGCACCGTACAGCGAACGCTTCTTCGGCAGCTTTGGCTTGGGCAAGCTCAAACGCTACTTCGGTGAAATCTCCGAAGCTATGGGTCACAGCGGTATCGTGGACTTCATCGACAACATTGGCGGCTTGGAGTTTGAAGCCACTATCAGCCAGCGTCCAGACCGTGACGACAAGACCAAGCTGTACAATGAAATCAAAGCGTTAGAGCTGCCAGCAGCTTAAGACCTGCACCCTCTAGCCCCTGCCAGCGTAATGTTGGTGGGGGCTTTTGCATTAACAGAGCCTACAACCTACAAGCAAAGGAGTCCCTATGGCGCAGCACAACAGTTTAATGCTGGTAGTCCACGCAAGAGATGCAAAGTATAGCGGCAAGGTGAACACAAGCAACTTCAGCAAGGTGTACATACGCAGCGAGCAGTTCCACACTTGGACACAGGTGAAGGGTGAAGCCCGCAAGCTGGGGTGTACAGCCATTGCCACCACTCAGTTCCCATTCTTCTTCACGCAGCTTGAGGGCACAGCGGACGCTAACTGCGGCAGCTTGCTTGAGCGGGATGGCTTGCAGGTGCTCCTGATACCTGAGCTTGCACGCACTTGGAAAGAGCCGCACATGGTGTGGTACATAGACCGCCTGCTCCGTAAGCTCACGCACCCAAGAGAGTTCGTGCAGCCCACACCCTTCTTTTACACAGAGGTAACCTCAGCGCACACACCTGCTTGGCTGGACATTGCGAGCAAGTCGTTCCTGTGTGCAGTGGACATTGAGACTGTGCGCGGGGAGGAGGGGCTAGACCAGCAGCTCCTCACCAGCATAGCATACACGCTGGCTACCTTGCGGCCTGATGGCAGCATAGCCACCAATACTTGCGCCATTGACTTCCTCAAGGACTGGCAGGGTGCGCTGCACTTTATGCGCGAGATGAACGCAACTGCTGTGCCTAAGGTGATGCAGAACGGACAGTATGATGCCAGCTACTTCCTGCGCTTCGGTGCGCCAATGACCAACTGGTTCTACGATACCTACAACCTGCAGCACTGTCTGTACTCTGAACTGCCTGCTGACATTGCATATATGGCGCAACTGTACTGCCTCAAGGTGCGGTACTGGAAGCAGATGGCTGGATACAATCGACTGGAGTACAATGGCCGTGACGCACACGTTACATTGTGGGTATGGCTGGGGCAACTGCGCCACATCCTGCAAGGCAAGCACCAGTACGCACTCCGCAACTACCTGCAAGAGTTCCCGCTTGTGTTCCCTAGCTTGCACTGCGGGCTTGAGGGCATACTGGTGGACAGGGAGGAGCGAGCTAGGTTGTGTGCAGCAGAGCAGGAGAAGAAAGCCACAGCACTAGGCAGGCTTCAGTACGTGCTCGGTGTACCTAAGTTCAACCCAAGCAGCCCCAAGCAGGTAGGCACACTACTGGAAATCATGGGGCACAGCAGCGAGGACGGCACAGACAAGAAGGCCATGCAGAAGTTCGCAGAGCGGCATCCCCTGAACCTCCTGCTAGTGGAGCTTACGCAAGCGTATCGCAAGGCAAGCAAAGCTATCAGCACATACTACGAGTTCCCTCTTATGAGCGGGCGCTTGCTCTACCAGCTAGACCCAGCAGGCACAGAGACAGGGCGCATGGCCAGTAAGGCCAGCAACTTCTGGGTAGGCACACAGATACAGAACATACCAGCATACGCCAAGAGTCAGTTCATACCTGACCGCGGCTGGCTATTCGGTAGCGTGGACGGTAGCCAAGCAGAGAGCAGGTGCACAGCTTACATAAGCCAAGACCAAAACCTCATGCACACTGTGGAGACCAGCCCTGACTTCCACTGTACGAACGCAAGCCTGTTCTTTGGCATACCATTCAGCCAGCTGTACCAGCAGGAGTGTGTGCTGGAGGATGGCTCTGTACTGGAAGCCCGTGTGCTCCGCAAGGACATTCGTACCACAGCCAAGCGCGTGAATCACGGAGCTAACTACAACATGGGAGCGTTCACACTGTGGGAAACTATGGGCACGAAGGATGTGTTCAAGGCAGCCCGCTTGCTTGGCTTGCCACGCTACTTTGGGGCTATGGAAATATGTAGGCACTTGCTTGGCTGCTTCAGCAACGCATACCCTGACATTAAGGGCAGGTGGTACGGTGAGGTAATCAGTGAGGTGCTAGCTACAGGCAAGCTGGTAGGTGCAACAGGGTGGACACGCAGAACATTCCTGCGCCCTAGCCCGCACAACAAGCCAGCACTGAACGCCCTAGTGGCGCATCCACCGCAGAGCCTCAGCGTAATGATTGTGAACAAGGTATTCTACAAGGCATGGAGGATGCAGATGACTACCCACAGGGGCAGGCTGCGCATCAAGGCACAGATACATGATGAGGTGTTCTT